CCATTCCTGGTGTCGTGGCTGCTCCTAGTGCAAAATTTGGAACAATGAATGCTGTATTCATGACCGATATAATTAATAAAAATCTACATAATTTTCATATACATAATTCACCAAAAGGACCCACAAGCACACCTCTACTTAAAATGATTTAGGAAAATTAAATAATGGCACAAGTAAATAATGCAACAGGCGTTTATGCTACATTAGGATATAACTTTACTGATCCTAATAATGATGTATTGGAATTATCAGATGATGTAAAAGAACATTTAAATTCTACGCCAGCTATTATCAGCACATGGCAAGCACAAGATATTGCTAATAATAGTGTTAATGGTTATTTTCAAAATCCAGTTGCAAACTCTACACAAATTGTTTGGAATTCAGCCAATTCTATTATAATTTTAACTGCAAATGTTGATAATATGAATACCGTAGTTTATCCGGTGGCGATTACTTTGTCATCTACAGCTAATTCTTTTATGCAACATACCAATAGATTATCAGGTCTAACACCTTTTGAAGGTCAAGATTTAGTAAATCCTTATTATGAAATGGCTATGAATTATGGTAAGCAAGTTCTATATATCGTCAATCAAACTGATAATATTACTAATAGTTCACCAATTCTTGGTAGCTTTACTAGTGTTTTAGTCAATCCACAAATTCGAGATTATGCAAATACAGCCAATAGTTATATTACATTAATAGCCAATAGTATCACATCAACTTTTGATCCTTTTACTGGATTTACATCAAATACATCAAATTTAACTGTTACTCAAATTAATCAAATTACTTCAGACTTATCAAATACCAATACTTACTTGTCTAGTAGGCAGAGTAACGATGTAACATTTTATGGAAATTTACAAACAACTATCAATAAGTATAATACAACCAGACAATTTACAGGTATGGGAGAAACTCAAACGTATTTACTTGAGAATTTTATTGGCAGTCCAAAGTTAATTTCAAGAATTAACCCATCCTAAGCAGATAAATAAACAATGGCAACTTTATCTAAGATTTACTCAGACATAGATTTCACCTTTACGAAAAAACCCGTAACGGCAGATGTTGCTCTTAGTTTTGATGGACAGGCAGTTATACGGTCAATACGCAACTTATTATCTACCAATCACTATGAAAGACCTTTTAATCCAGATTTAGGCGCCAATTTGAACGCTTTATTGTTTGAACCTATCTCTCCTTTGACATCAAGTGCTTTAGAAACTGAAATAACAAATACTATAAAGAACTATGAACCTAGAGCATCCATACAGAGTGTATCGGTCAATTCTCAACCAGATTACAATGCTTATAATGTTACTTTAAGTTTTTTTATAGAGAACTCAACACTACCAACAACAGTAACACTTCTTTTAGAGAGAAATAGATAACATGGCTGGGGCAAATAGTAATATCCAAGTTACGGATTTGGATTTTAATAACATTAAAACCAACTTAAAAACATTTTTACAATCTCAGGATGTATTAAAAGATTATAATTATGAAGGTTCGGCTCTCAATGTTCTTTTAGATATTTTGGCATACAACACACAGTATAATGCTTATTACACCAATATGGTTGCCAATGAAATGTTCTTGGACACAGCATTATTAAGGTCGTCTGTCGTTTCCCAATCTAAAATATTAAATTATACACCACGCTCAGCGATTGCACCGTCAGCAACAATTAAATTACAAGTTGGTAATGTTAATACTGCTTCATTGACTCTACCTAAATTTACTCCTTTTATTTCTGAAGCAATTGATGGTGTGACATATAGTTTTGTTACTTCAGGTGCGCAGACAGTAAATACAAATTTAACAACTAATATTGCTTTATTTGAAGATGTTGAAATCAAACAAGGTCTAACTTCAACTTTATCATATACTGTAGATGACACAACAAATCCAAAATATATCTTTGAAATACCAGAAACAACTGTAGATTCTTCAACATTAACAGTCACGGTGCAAGTATCATCAGCAAATAATTCTTCAGAAACCTATACACCAGCAACTAACTTCCTAACTTTAGATGGTGCATCCGAAGTATATTTCTTGCAAGAAAGTTTGTCTGGAACATATCAAGTGTATTTTGGTGATGGTATACTAGGTAAAAAATTATCAAATGGCAATATTGTAAACTTATCATATATTGTTACACAAGGCACGGCATCCGCTGGCGCCAATAGTTTTGTAATCATGAGCACAGTTGGTGGTTTTTCAAATACCACTACAACGTCTATAACTGCGGCCTCTCAAGGTGGTGGTAAAGAAAGTATTGATTCAATTAAATTTCAAGCACCAAAATCATTTGCGGCACAAGGTCGTGCCGTCAGTAAAAACGATTACATTACTGCCATTCAACAGAATGACTTAGGTTATAGTTTTGATGCTGTGAGTGTTTGGGGTGGAGAAGAAAATATACCACCAGTCTACGGACAAGTGTTCGTTTCTATAAAACCAGCAGGTGCTTATAATCTGACAGCAACACAAAAACAAAGAATCATTTCTGATGTAATTAATCCTATCTCAGTAGTAACAGTTACTCCTACAATAGTGGATCCTGATTACACTTACCTTAAATTAGTTGTTAATTTAATATACGACCAAACTAAAACATCACAAACATCAACACAAATTGCTGAAGGTGTAAAGACTGCTATACAAAATTTTGGTAATAACACCTTAAATACATTTAATTCTACATTTAACTCATATGATTTATTGACTGCTGTTCAAAATTATAGTTCAGCGATAATTTCAAGTGAGTATAAATTACAGTTACAGAAAAAATTCTTTCCTAATTTAACTAATTCAACAACATATAATTTATATTTTGATACTCCGTTACAAGCAAATAGGTATACAACTGGTATCAGTAGTTACCCAGGAATGTTTTTTAGAGACACCACAAATTTAGCTACAATTATTGAAGGTGTTTATATTGAAGAAGTGCCATCAACTACAAATTCAGTAGAATCTATTTCTGTTATTAATCCTGGTTTTAGTTATACAGATACTCCAACAGTAACAATTTTAGGTGATGGAACCGGCGCAACGGCTCATGCTGTGTTATCTGGAACTGGTTATATAACTAAAATCGTTATTGATGATGGTGGTAATGGTTACACTAGTGCATTAGTGGTAATTACTCCAGCTTCTGGAGATACTTCTGGTCAGAATGCTGCTGCGGTTGCCAACTTATCTGGTCGTTATGGAACTTTGAGGACATATTATAACAATACAAGTCAAGTCAAAACTATAATAAATTCTAATATAGGTACTGTAGATTATCAAAATGGCACAGTTACATTAAATGCTTTTGGACCTTACGACATTGATGATCCATTAGGGCAATTATCAATTACAGTAACACCAAGTTCATCAATTATATCTTCGTCATATAATAAAATTATTACAATTGATCCTTTTGATTCACAAGCCATAACAGTTAATGTTACCGCCAAAACATGATAGAATCAGGCCAAAAAACATCCTTATTAGTACCATCACAATTACCTGAATTTATTCGGGATAATCCTGATTATTCGAATTTTGTATTGTTTTTACAAGCATATTATGAATGGTTAGAAGAAACAGATAATGTTACTGACCGCACTAAAAATTTATTAAATTATAAAGACATTGATGAAACAACTACTGAATTTTTAGATTATTTCTATAATGATTTTCTATCTTATTTTCCAACTGAAATATTGGCAGATAAACAAAAAGTCATTAAAATTGCCAAAGAACTATATCAATCTAAAGGCACACCAGCATCATTTCAATTTTTGTTTAGAATTCTATATAATTCTGATGTTGATTTCTTCTATACAAAAGATGCTGTATTAAAAGCATCTTCTGGTAAATGGTATGTGGCTAAAAGTTTAAAATTGGCTAGTGACAGCTTAGATTATTTGGAAACTAGTCAATTAAGAATTATAGGTGAAACAACCAAATCAATTGCAACTATTGAAACGGCAACAATAACTGGTGCTAAAGTTGAAGTTTTCATTTCTGATATTCAACGATTATTTCAATCTGGTGAAATTTCTAGGGTTGTGGATTCAAATAATCAAGATGTATACTTCAAAGATGGTAAAATAGTTACATCCACGACGCCAGGTGCAACGATCCTAAGGTCCAAAATAGTTGGTCAGATTAGTCAATTAAAAATAAGTCCAACACTTAGGGGTCTCCTATATCGTCCTGGTGATCCAATAGTTATTGAAGGTGGATTGAATTCACCAACAGGTATTGGTGCGACTGGTATTGTGGGAGTAACCACTTCAGGTTCTATACAACGTATCAATCTGACTAATGGTGGATATGGATTTCGTACATACCCAAATTCTGTAATTGAAATAACAAATGGTGGTGGTGCTCTTGCAATTATTGGTAGTTTAGATCCAACAGCTGCAAATACCGCCAATGTAAGCATTCCTATTGATTTTATTGGACTCAAAACCTCAGTATTAATTGGAGCTGCAAATTATAATTTTGCTAATATAGCAACTTCAACTACGTCTACAACTTTATCAGCTGCATTTACATTCCTTTCATTTACAACAAATCCTATTTCTTCTGTAATTGTGCAAAATTCTGGTGGCGGTATTACTCAATTACCTATTGTTCAGGCTAAGTCTTATTATGATACAGAATATAGTGGATCACAAGGAAATTTAGCAAGTTTAGGAATTTTGTCTCCAATAAAAATTGTAAATAGAGGCCGTGGGTATACGGCTAATGACAAAATTAATATTATTGGAGGTTCTGGTTTTGGAGCACGAGCAAATGTGACAAGTGTAAATGCAATTGGTTCGATAGTAACTGTTTCATACGTTTTGGCTCCAGATAATCCACAAAGGCTTCCATTAGGAGGCATGAATTACCGGCCAACTAATTTACCAATACTTTCAGTTGCCAATACTGATCCATTAGCATCCAATGCTGAATTAGTTGTAACAGGAGTATTAGGCACTGGTGCAGAATTTGATGTTTCAGTTGACCGTGTTGGTTCTATTACATCAATTACTTTACTTGAAACCGGTGAAGATTATGTTGCTGCACCTAATGTTTCATTAAAAGTGCAAGATATTGTAGTATCAAATGTTACAATATCTAATTTACCACAGGCTGGAGATATAGTCTTTCAAGGCACAAGTAATACAAATTTCACATATCAATCTACTGTTTCAGATATAGAATTATTAGTGCCTTTTGGTGATCCATTACAATCACTTTGGAGATTAAGAACTTATAATTATAGTTCTCTTCCAAATATTCTTTCAAAAATTAAAGTTGATAATAAAACAATTGTGATGGATATGTCCAACCAATATTCTTCATACAATGTATTGACAAGATTTGATTCAAGTGGTGTAATTACTTACGGAGATGGAACAGCAAAAGCAAATGCATCTTTCTTAAACGGACTAGTAATTAGTGAAGGACAATACCTAGACACCACAGGACAACCTAGTTCATTTGACGTTCTACAAAGTGAGAACTATAATAACTACACTTATCAAATTACATTAGAAAAAGAAATAGACAAATATAGAACAACATTGTTGAATTTAGTGCATCCAACCGGCATGAAAGTTATTGGTAGATATGCTCTGAAATCTAATTCTGAATATGACTTTGCCTTCTCAGATTTTATGGAACAAGGAAATCCATTATATTTCTATACAGGAAACATTAGCTCAAATGCAGTAATGACAAGCACATTCACAAATCAAAGTAATAATATTATTAAATTTGATAGTCTCAATGGAGCAAATATAAAAACTTTTATGTTTACAGGTAATTCCATTACATTAACAACTTCTGGTGGATTCAAAGTTCACTCAGAAATTTTATCAGCTAACAATATTTCAAATACTGTTATATTAAAAGATAATGTATGGTTGACATTTGCAAATGTGGCGTATGTTTCTGGAAACACTTCAGAAAATGTTATAAATATAAGAAGTTTAACGGGTTCTTATAATATCATTAATAATGGAACTTATAGTGATCCGGCATACCCAATAAGAGATATAGCATACGCTGGAGATGTAGTTCTTTTTGCGAATGGCACACAAGAAAGAACTATATCTAATGTTGATTATGTTCAAAATCGTATAACTCTAGCAACAAATCTTTCTGCCAGTACCAGCAATTCTTTTATGTCAGTAAAAAGAACTGTATCTACAACAGATGTTAGACTTGATAATGTTGTGAACTAAACATAAATAAAATATGGCCAATCAAAATTTACTAATCTATAATTCAAAAGTCACACAGGTAAAGCAAGACTTCTATGCTCCTGTTGCTATATTTCCAGGTACAACTTCTGTTGTAAGCACAGTATATGCTTTCTTAGCTCACGTTACTCCTTGGACTAGTGATGCTAGTCCACCGGTACCTACGCAAGACCAACAAAATATTAAAAACATATTCAAAAGTATGTTTGTGGCCAAAAGAATTACATCTAATGATATTAGTCCTGTAATTGAAAGAATTAATTGGGTTTCTGGTACAGTTTATGATTATTACCAAGATAATGTTGATATGTTTGCTGTTAATGGTTCTGGTTTATTAGTAAAGAAATTTTATGTAAAAAACAAATACGACCAAGTTTTCAAATGTCTTTGGAACAAAAATGGTATTGCGTCTACAGATGAACCTTATTTTCAACCAGGAACATACGGAAACTTCAATATCTATAGTGGATCGGATGGTTACAAATGGAAATTTATATACACTCTTCCTATTGGTTCTAAACAGAAATTCATGGATACTAATTGGATGCCTGTTCCTGTTGGTGCTAACACAATTGTAGCGGGAATTACTGCAGGTGGTTGTGGAAATATAGATACTATTGGTATTGTCAATGGTGGTTCTAATTATGATCCTGCTAATGCTGTAATTACTGTAGCTATTACAGGAGACGGAACCGGTGCAGCCGCAACAGCTGAATCAGCCAATGGTATAATTACCAATATTATAGTAACAAATCAAGGTTCTAATTATACATATGCAAATTCAGCAATAGTATCAGCTAATGGTTCTGGAGCAATACTAAAATCTCCTGTGTCTCCAATTGGAGGCCACGGATTTGATGCCATGGATGAATTGGGTTGTACAAGAACAATGTATACAGCAGAATTTAATGGCTCTGAAGGTGGTTTGATACCAACATCTATTGATTATCGTCAAGTTGGTTTATTGATAAATCCAACATCATTAAGTTCTTATCCTGCGCCAGCAAACGGGTCAATCTATCAAGTAGCAACTAATGCTTTGGCTGCTTCTGGTTTTGGCACTTTTGTGAATGATGAAACAGTTTATCAAGGAGCAAGTTTAGCTACGGCTACTTATTCTGCTACAGTTTTAGATTTCAATACTTCGACCAATATTGTTAGGCTGATAAATATAGTCGGAACACCAACATTAAATGCGCCACTATTTAGCAATATATCAGGAACAACGAGAACATTATTATTTGTTAATAGTCCAGACTTTCAAATATTTTCGGGTTATATCTCATACGTTGAAAATAGGTCCGGTATTCAAAGAAGTACTGATGGAATAGAACAATTTAGATTTGTCTTAGGTTACTAAAGGAAATAAAATGCCTCTGAATTTTAACGTAGATCCATATTATGATGACTTTGATCCAGCCAAAAATTACCATCGGATACTTTTTAAGCCTGGTTTTGCTGTTCAAGCAAGGGAATTAACTCAAGCACAAACTATATTACAAGACCAAATTACAAAATTTGCCGATAATATTTTTAAGCAAAATACACCTGTAACAGGTGGACAAACAACAACAAATTTTCAATGTTATTATATTAAATTACAAGAAACATATAATAATCTTACTATTGATGTTAACGATTTTACTAATAAATTAGTTCGCAACTCAACAGGACTAGTAGTGGCAAGAGTTATTGCCGTTGCTGCTGCATCAGGTGGAGATCCACCAACTTTAATTGTTTCCTATAAATCTGGTGTTCAATTTCAAGATAATGATGTGGTGTATGATGCATTATCTAATTTAGCTGCTCAGGCAATTAATCTGGATGCAACAGGCCTAAGTTCTGTTGCATCCATTGCACAAGGTGTGTTTTATATTTCAAGTAATTATAAAAGACCTTCTGATGGACTCATGGTATCAAATGGTACTTTTGTTCAAGTCAATCCACAAACAGTTATTGTTGATAAGTATAGTAATGTACCATCTAAGCGTGTTGGTTTAACTATTGATGAAACAATTCAAGACTATGTGGGTGATACCTCATTGTTGGATCCAGCAATTGGTGCATCAAACTATCAAGCTCCAGGTGCTGATAGGTATCTAATTACACTTACACTTGAAACACGACCTTTAACATTTGGTGATGATGATGGATTTATTGAATTGGTTCGTGTTGAAGCAGGTGCAGTAAACAAATTAGTAAATGGTACTGTATATAATGTAATTGATGATTATTTTGCCAAGCGTGATTATGAAACTAATGGTGATTATATTGTTAATGATTTTAAATTGACTCCTAAAGCAAATACAAGTGCTCCTAATGATTACACTATGAGTATCAGTAAAGGTATTGCTTATGTTCATGGTTATCGTGTAGAATCTCAAGCCACCACAGACATAATAAGTCCAAGAGCTAGAACAACTGATTCACAAAACAATAATCCAGTATACATGAATTTTGGTAATTATTTTTATGTTGATACACTTCGTGGCGCTAATGGTAAATTTTTTGATACTTCATCATATGCACCAATAGATTTACATTGTGTATCTCCAACTCAAATTCAAACAGCAAATTCCCTAGTTTATAATGCTACGGTTGTAGCTTCTGGTTATATTCGTGGTTTAGATTTTGATTTTAGCACAAGTGATTCTGTAGCAAATACTTATGTTTACAAAGCATTTGTATCAGACTTACAAACTGCTATACCAACTGCTAACGCTACTGGCGGAGGCACAAACACTATTACATTACCATCTTATTTCTCACAAATAGATAATTCTTATGCTGGTGTGATAATTTCTATTACAGCAGGAGCATCAGCAGGTGATTTCAGAACAATTCTTTCTTATGTCGGTTCAACAAGAGTTGCGACTGTTAATCAAAACTGGACAACAACTCCAGGCGCAACTTCAACATTTGCTTTAAATTTTGATACAAAAGATATAGATTCTATTGCAAATACATCTATTAAATCTTCTTATCCATTAACAATATATTCAACTGCTTCTATTAACAATTTAAGCCGTGCAAATAATGCTTCAAATGGCGATACAACTTTACAGAACCCATTAGTACCTGAATTAATATTTCCAGTTGGAAGTCCTTATGTTTCAACAGTATCGGACAGTTCTTTTACAACACAACAAGTATGGCGTGACGTAGCATTTACTGCATCTGGTGGAGGGCATCAAGCAACTATTGCATATACAGGTGATTATAATAATGTTATTACACATATTGGAACACCAAGCACTACATTATCAAATACATTAAAGAAAGAAAATTTCATTATTATTTGTACAGCTAAAGGTTCTTCAACACTTAATGTTGGTGAAAATGTTCCTTGGACAACATCTGGTAGAACTATTGCGTTAAACTCAACAGGTTCAACTGCAACTATTGCTGCAACTGATGTTGGTGGTACATTTACTGCCACAGTTATTGCCAAAGTGTTTGTTGAAAATGGGCAAGATACTAACCATATATTAAGAAGCAAATTATTAATTACTGCAAACACTACTGCAATTAGCGCTAGTAATACGGCTGTTGCAACTTATACTTTTGTTGATGATAATGCAACAACATCAAAAGGTCAAGTCTATATTCAAAATGCTGGATTAGTAACTCCAGGTACAAAACAAAGTTTATACTTATCTGACGTTAAAAGTATTGTTAAAATTTTAGATACAAGGTCATCAACTGTCACTGCAATTGCTGGAGGTTTATCTACATATGCTGATATTACATTAAATTATATATTTGATAATGGTCAAAGAGACAATTATTATGACCATGCTAGTATTACTCTAAGACCAGGAGCCCCACAACCTGCTGGTAATATTTTAGTATTTGTTAATTACTATCAACATTCGGGTGGTGATGGTTATTTTGATATTGACTCATATACAAATGAAGCATATCAAGAAGTGCCAAAATATACAACATCACAAGGCCTGACATATAATCTTCGTGATTGTTTAGATTTTAGACCAGCACGATTAAATGCACAATCATCTTTTATATTCCGTTATTCAAATTCAGCAACAAACTATGGTATCTTTTTACCAATAGATGGAACAATATTCACAACTGATTATGAATATTATTTGGGTAGAAAAGATAAACTTATTCTGACAAAAGATAGAAGTTTTCAAATTGTTGAAGGTTCTCCTTCGATTAATCCAATATTCCCATCTGAACCAGACGCTTCTTTAGTTATTGCAAACTTAACACATTTCCCATACACAGGTTATATTCCAACAGAAGCACCTAATGGTTATGTTGCAGATTTAGCTATTGAAAAAGTAAAACATAAGCGTTATACCATGAAAGATATTGCTGGATTAGAAAGCAGAATTAATGGTATTGAATACTATGCTTCTTTAAGTATGTTGGAACAGAAAGCCGATTCATTACAAATTTCAGACGCCTTTGGATTGAATAGGTTCAAAAATGGTATTATGGTTGATGATTTTAGTTCTTATGCTGTTGCTGACACATTTAATAATGATTATAGAGCTACAATTAATCGCAGAACAAGACAATTAACTGCAACTCAAAGTGTTAAAAATTTCCCACTTAAAGCTTTGGCTCTGGTGTATAATATGAGTGCACCTTCAGCAGCAACATCAAACACATTAGGTTATAATATTAGTCAAAGTAGTTATATTAATTACTTTACATTACCTATTTCTTCTACTGCAAATGTGGCAACACAAAGATTTGCATCAAGAACAGTTAATGTAAATCCATTTTCATATTCAACACAATCTGGTACATTAGAATTATCTCCAAACGTAGATAATTGGGTTGATACAAGTTATTCACCTGCTCTATTAATTACTGATCCTAATTTACAAGTATTCAGAGCAAGTGCTAGCACAATAAATGTTTTAAGTGCTGGTGATTGGCAGACAGTTTCAGGTACATCAGAAACAGAATCTCAAAACTTTGAAAATCATGGTCGATTCAATGGACCTTTTGGAGGAAGTATTGGTTTCAGTAGAACAACAACATCTACTGTTACAAATCAAGTTAAGAGTGATATTTTAGGACCATACGACAAGATTGGTAATACATATGCACTAAACAATGGATATATTACCGATATTAGCATTCTTCCATATATCCGTCCACAACAAGTTGTGGTTCGTGCTAAAAATATGTTGTATAATTCTCCAGTCACAGCTTATTTTGATAATCAAGAAGTTGGTGAGTATATTCGTAAAACAAACATAATTGAACTAACAGGAGTTACTGGAACATTTAAAGAAAATGATATTGTTGGTTATTTTAGTAGTCCAAATTTTGTTCCAACAGCTCGTGTTGTAGGTGTTTATAATTACCCAGGAGCTCCAACTACAGTTAGATTATATGTGGCTGCTGACCAATTCACAACAAATTATAGACCATCTGGAACTTTCCAAAACGCTTTCTTTGATACAAGTGGTAATTACACAGCAACTACTGCAAGTGGAACAATTTCAACATCATCACATTATGGTTCAACAGTAGTTAGCTCAAATACAACTACACAAATTAAATTATCACCATTAGCATCAACAACAAACAGTTATTACAATGGTAATACAATTTATATCAATGTTGGCACAGGAATTGGCCAATCAGCCGTTATTTCTAGTTATGTAGGTGCAACTCAAATAGCAACATTGGCCACAGCAGTAACAACAGCATCAGGAGATATATATTCTATTGGTTCATTATCAACGAATGAAGATGGTTCATTCTACAGTATCTTCCTTTTACCTCCTAATATGTTCCATACTGGTGAAAGAGTTCTTCGTATTGACAATAGAGTTGGAACAAATGAAACTTCAGCAACAACATCAGCTGAAGGAACTTACTATGCTCAAGGATTACAGACAAAACAACAAAGTATAGATTTTGGTGCTTCTCCATCTGGTGCAAAAGGAACATTTACCCAAACAAGTTCACAATCAATAACTTCTGTTTCAACAATTATAAACCCATATGATCCTGTAGCACAATCATTCATTATTGATGGTGCAAATTATCCAAATGGTATTTTCTTAAATGATATTAAAATTTTCTTCAGAACAAAAACTGATGAAACTTCTCCAATTACATTATCCATTGTTGGTACATTAAACGGTTACCCAACAGGTGATACGCTTGATAATTCTATTGTATCATTGACGCCAGATAAAGTAAATATATCTGAAAATCCACAATATTTGGATCCAACAACATTTACCACATTTACATTTCCAGCACCTGTTTACATTCAACCAAATGTGTTGTATGCATTCATTCTAAAATCAAATAGTAATGAATACATAATGTGGACTGCTAATAATGGTGATATAGCATTACCATCTTCAGTTAAAAATCAACCAAGTGATGATACACCAACTGTAATTACAAAAATTGGTGGTGCACCATATGTTGGTGGTCTTTTCATATCACAAAACTCACAAACATGGACTGCTGACCAAAATCAAAGTTTAATGTTTGTTGCCAATCGCTGTGTGTTTAGTAAAACATCTTCACCAACGATTCAATATGTAATACCACAAAAATTACCACAACGAACTTTAATTGAACAATCTATTGGTTATTACTTAAATGCCAATAGTATTTCTACTTCAGCTGATTCTGTTTCTAATACTAGTGTATTGGTTGATGCTTTTAATATTACAACGACAGATTTTACTCCAACCACAACAAATATTAATTACACATACAATGCCACATTAAATGCTGGTGGTGCTGCTGGTATTGTTAATATCACTCCAGGTAAATATGGTACTTCAGCTGTAGATAATTTATATCTGAATGATGGAAAAGGTCAACGAAAACTAGACGCAAATACATCAACATCATTCTCTGTATATACACAATTATCTTCTACTGATGATGCTGTATCTCCAGTTATCTCGGACGCTGGTTTAACTGCATATGCAATTACTTGGGATATTAATAACTGTCCTTTATCTAATAGTTTAATTCAAATAACAAGTGGTGGTTCAGGTTATGATAGTAACACTAGTGGAAATGTTACTGTTTCCATTAGCGCTCCTACAGGCTCTGGTGGGGTTCAAGCATACGCAACAGCAAATGTATCTGGTGGAGTTATTAAAAATATCTACATCACTACTCCAGGGGCTGGTTATATTACAACACCAACTGTTACCATAGCTGATGCCAATACTAGCGCACCTGGTACCCCAGGTACTGGTGCTACTGTTGTCGTTTATGGAGAAACATCATCTTCTGGTGGTCCTGCAACAGCTAAATATGTAACCAAAAAAGTTGTATTAAATTCTGGTTTTGATTCTGGAGACTTAAATGTATTCTTGAGTGCCTATCGTCCTGTTAATACTGATATTCATGTATATTATAAAATATTAAATAGAAATGATACTCAAACATTTGAATCTGGAAATTGGCAATTAATGACTAAGACTAATGCCTCAGATACATTATTTTCTCAAACCAGAGGTGAGGTTTATGAATATACTTTTGCTCCTGGGACTAGTGGTACAGACCAAGGATATGTAACATATACAAGTGCAACTGGTCAAATATATACATCATTTAGTCAGTTTGCATTAAAGATTATTTTAACTTCAACCGATAGTACCTATGTTCCATATATTACAGACATGCGTGCTATCGCTTTACCAGAAAACGTAACCACAACGGTCTAAAAAAATGATAGTTCCAATTACCGGCACCACACTTGTTCGTGATACCAAATCAATGGCTCTTATTAACCAAGATAAAAATGGTTTGGATGATTACTTAAAGAAAAGAAATTTAATGGCAATCCAAAAACAAGAAATAAATAATATGAAAGCAGATATCATTGATGTAAAAAATGATATCCAAGAAATAAAACAATTGCTATTAAAAATGCTAGATAAAGGTCCATATGGCTAATACAGTTTCCCTTTTAACTTACGCTAATACCTTCGGTGATTGGGTAGTCACAACTAACGCTTTAACCAAAGAAAATAATGATATAGCTGCTAATAATTATACTAAACCAACTGGTACTTTATATCTAAACTCCCCATCTTTAGGCTTACAGGTAGCAAACAACGCTGTTATTGCTGGTTCTTTCCAAGTTGTTGGTACTGGTTCTTCTGCAACAATACAGAATAATTTAACTGTTACTAGTGGACAAGTATATTTTTCAAATACAACATTAGGTTTGACCAACTCAGGTCAAGCTAACATCAATGGTCTTTTGGTTGCTCAAGGTCCAAATACCGGTCTTTATGTAGCAAATACGGCAAATGTAGGTGGTAGTTTAAATGTGACTGGTCCTGCAGCACTAGGCAATACATTAAGTGTGGTTGGTGCAACAACATTGAGCAATACATTATCTGTTACTGGTATTGGAACTTTTGCAAGTAATGTTAATGCACAGAATTATGTCAATGTAACAAATGATGTCAATGCCACGAATTACTATGCAGCAAATAGTTTTATTGGTTATGGAGTGTATATTACTGGTGGTGGTTTTTTCACTACTGACCTTACGTCTGGTCGTTTAACAAGAACTGTAAATTTAAATACAACTGCTGGTGCTTTGGTAAATGATTTAACTTCTAATACTGTAACAAGAACAACAACTTTAAACACAACAGGTACTGGTTATCTAAGTAACTTATACGCCAATAATAACACACAAACAGCAACATTAAATGCTACTGGTTCAGCGATTGTCAACGATTTAACTTCAAACAATGTAACTAGAACTACCACATTAAACACTACTGGTATTGGTTATCTCAGTAATTTATATGCTAATAATAACACACAAACAGCAACATTAAATGCTACAGGTGCAGCGATTGTTAATGATTTGACATCTAATAACGTAACAAGAACTGTAACTCTAAACACAACAGGTATTGGTTATCTAAGTAACTTATACGCTAACAATAATACACAAACAGCTACGTTAAATG